TACCAGCGCTATCGCCGTCGCACGCGCACGCGTCGCATCTCTCGGCGTCTTCGCAAGGCAACTTACGCTCGAAATCGAGGAACTCGCTATTTTGCTCCGCGACGAACGGTTCGACGTCGCATTCTAAATATTGCAACCATCAAAAAGCATGATAACATGCTTCCCAATGTTCTCAGTCCGGACGGTGAACGCACTCCGGGATTTATCGAGGTCGGTACGGGGTTTGCGTCCTTGTTCATGCCTAGCGCTCGCAAACTCGGACACGACGCTGCAGGTGAATCCACTCGTGAGCGTCAGGTGACCTTTTCCGTCGGATACAAGGAACGTGTTCAAGTGGACATCCTGGCCGGTGGAGTCTGGAAGTGGAGACGCTTAGTCTTCACTTTCAAGGGACCCCGGTTGTACGACGGTGGAGCTGATGCGACATTCAATCTTCCGTGGTACAACAAGGCAATCGATCCGGAAGGCTGCGACATGGTTCGCTTAATCGCACAACCAACCACCGCTCAGCACCAACGCATTCGCGAGATCATATGGGACGGCACGCAAGGTATCGATTGGTCCTCTGAGTTCACCGCAAAGCCTGACACGTCACGCATTACCCCGCTCTATGACCGGATTTTCACTTTTAATCCGCGCAATGAGAGTGGATACTCCCGCACCTTCCGATTCTGGCATCCCACTCGCAAGACCCTCATTTACAACGAAGATGAAGAGGGAGGCGCACCTGCGGCACCCGGTTCATTTGTGTCGGTAGAAGGGAAACCAGGAATGGGTGACCTCTATGTCTACGACATCGTGTATCTCGCCGTCCCTGCCGCGGCAGGGTTAGCATCGATGAGATGGTCACCTGAAGGAACATACTATTGGCATGAGCGCTAGACTAGACAATGAGAGATTCGGTGAGGTGTACTATGGTACAGTTCCCACGCAACCAATTGATATCCACGTGCCCCACTTCCTCGGGATCCTCATTCATCAGCCAGATGGTGGGTCGACCCCACTCAATGGTGGTCTTCCCACGGTATTTGTCAGTGACTGTGAATGTTTTCTGCGCACCCAGCCAACCCTTGTAGGCAGGGAAAAATTGGAAATTCCCTTGTATATCATCCATCACTGCATACTGTGCAACGTCGAGGTCAGCCTTGACGTCATCGACGTTGAACTGTAGGCAGCAGTAGATGTGGCGACCCAATGACCTCGCCCACAAGGTCTTGCCCAGACGCGTCTCGCCCCACAGAATTAGGCTTCGAGGACGTCCAGCTATGAGGCATACTATTTGTCAGCGTTTTCATACATTCACCCCTCCCCCCTTCGCTCTACTTTCCGAACTCCCCCCTCGGGGGGTTGGGGGGGGCCAATTACTCACCAGCTCCAGACAAATTGTCACGTACCCATTCATCGAGTTCCGGAACTCCTGCAGTGCTAAGTTGAACGGCCGCGGGGTGCTCGTATGCAACAGTCGGGGGTCGATAGTGCCATTCGGCATAGGCACGGAGGGAGTTGAAGTTGCAACAAAGCGCTCGCGGTGCCAACTCTCGAACAAGGTCCCAAAACTCGTCCACAGTTGTTGCATGTGCGATTCGAGACCAGACGTCACCAGCTGTCGAAACATTATCGTCGAGGATGGGACTGAGTCCTCCTGCGACAACATCTCCGTCCTTGATCGCATAGTCGAGCATCTTTTGCGGTGTGCGACCGCATGGTTGTACATTCGGGTGGAAGCCGTCAACATCGAATCGTCGAGGGTCTCGGATGTCGACCTTTCGCCCGAAATCCACGAAAGCGTGGAGGTGAGTACCTCCATCAGCATGAGTTTCTCGTCCAATGAGGCACTCAGCTGGAAATGATGTAATAACGTCGTGAACAACCCAGGGATCCAAGTCCCCGCATTGAGCGTAAGTGAGCAGGACATAGCGGGCGTGGATGCGGAAGCGATGCTGACTCATCTTTCCCCTGGGGAGCGCAGGATAACATTGTCTGCGCTCCCCCAGGGGAAGGGGGAACACCATCGGCCTATTTAAGGACCGATACCCCCAACCCGTCCCCGCAAAAAAATTGCGCACTTTTCCTCCTCAACACTTTGCGCGATTTTTCTCCGCCAATCATGTCCACCCCTGTCCCTCGTATCTCCTCTGACTGGACATACGTCAACGCCTCCACTCCTCGGTCAACAGATTCGGCTTCAACTGTGGAACAGTGCCCACAATGCCGCGCCGCCATTACCAGCGCTATCGCCGTCGCACGCGCACGCGTCGCATC